AAAAAGACACCTTCAATAAAAGTAGACTTCTTTCCGTCTTTCTCTTCTTGTAAGTATTGAACGTCTTCTGTTATTTCTTTAATTAATTTCATGTTTCTATCCTAAGCTTCCACCATTATAGATACCACCGACTGTGTCTAGTGGTGCATCCTGGTGTTGTTGAGAACCGAATCCACTTACTTTGCCTAGCTCTAAAATTGCTACGGCGTCTCCGCCTGCGATTGCAATGTCTATATCAGATGTATTTTCTGAGTTTTCTACAAACCCATGCCATTCGGTAAATCCATTACCTGTAAGAACAGCTATCTGAACACTATTTCTGCTTATAGTTACACTTGCGCCTGAAGCACAAAACCAATGCATTGCTGAAATATTTACTGCAGGGCTACTAGCAGTTTCTGATGACTTTTTAATATCGACGTCTAAGTCTATAGCACCGCTATCACCACCTGTTCCGGCGGCTTTAACTACTGCTTGAACTTGTGTCAATTTTAAATTACTTTTACTAAAAGCCATAATAGTTCCTAATTAGTTGATTAATATTTTTTTACTTTTTTGTGGCTACCGTGTGAACCTTCTTCTAAAACTTCTACGTTTTCATCTGCAACGTAAACTGTCTCGATGCCATGCTCGAACATTACTTTATACCATTCAACGTTTCCGTCTGCATCTGGCTCAGCATGTTCTCCAAAAATAGGCGTTCCTTCGTTCCACTCTTTGTGCATAATTTTACTTGCACACATATGGTCGTCGTTTGGAAGAGCCCCTTTAGCAACACCGTCAACAGGTGCTTCAGTTAATAAGTCACCTTTGCCTTCTCTAAATTCTTTAAATGTTATCATTTTCTTCCTCTTCTTGTGGCTGCTCATCTTCTTGCTCAGCCTCTGTTGATTCTAAATTTTCGACATCTGCTGCTGCTTCAGGTGATAATTCATCTGATACAGGCTCTTCTACTTCAACTGTTTCAGGTTCTAATGTGTCAGGTGCGTCGATGATTTGTTCTTCACCGTTCGCTAAACCCATTGCCACCATCTCAGGATTGTTAAAAATTGCCTGAGACATTTCCTGTTTTCTTTGATTCAACGCGTCTGATGCGTTGTCTCTCATTAAAGTATCAAAGTTTGATGCAACTTCTGCCCCATTACCTGCGGCTATGTCGTCCATCATTTGTTTAATAGTTTCAGTTCTATCCATTTTCTACTCCTTGTTCACCTTCTTGTGGTTGTCCCTCAGGATCACCACCGTCAACTGGACTGAATGGACTCCATTGATATTGTCTTTGTAATTGCGGTTCTAGTGCAATTTCATTTTCCATTTCATCAATCTCATCATCAGTCAGTCTTAGGATTTCCTTCTGGACATACCTCTTACTGAAAAGCGTTCCTATAAATGCGGATACGCCGTTTAATACTTCTATTCTACTTCTTAGGATTTCTTGATCCTTAGACTCTGTATAGTAAGCATCTGATGCAAACTCATAAAGTAAATCATCCTTCATGTGTTTCCAATCATCTTCTGTTATAACACCCTTTAAAAGTAATTGTGTTCGTAACAGATCGTCAAACATGACGCTAAATCTTTTTCTTAACTTAGAAATAAACTTAGTAAACTTTAATTCATCTCTATTTATTTCTGCTGCACGACCGAAATTTAATCCGCCTTGCTCTTGAAGTCTGGAAATTGGAACATTTAATGCTTGATATAATTTCTTTTGGAAGTATTCTACGTCTTCAATCTGTCCTAGATTTTGCCCAGCTGGCAAGGTATCTATTTGTGTTCCTGTTCCACCTTCTCTACGTGGGAGCCAAAAGTCCTCCAACATAGACATAAACTTTTTGTCGTCTCTTATTTCTCCTGTTGAAGCATCATAAACAAGTTTATTTCTATACCTGTCCATAATGTCTTTTAGGTATTGCTCTGCTTTAATTGCTGGCAAATTACCTACATCAACATAAAATATTCTTCGTTCCGGTGCTCTTGTTATTCTGTATATAACTACAGCATTTTCCATCATACGAAGTTGGTTTGCAGGTCTAATAGCTTTATGTAAGTAAGATAAAGGTATATTTTTATCTTGATCTATTAGCCCACTTGGAGCAAATACAATAGCATCCTTAGTTACTTTAAGTGCTTGCGATTGTTCGCCCGCTTTATATTGTCCTGGTTTTGAAGATAGTCCTTTATCGTTATATAAAAAGTATTCTTCTACCTTCTTAATGAAGTTAACCCCGCTCTGCGGATTCTTTTCCTTTTTAACTTCCCTAACTTTAGTAATCTTTCTAGGGTCTATGTATCTAATATCTTTAATACCGTCCCTAGGTTTTTCTGTGTCGATAACTTTGTGGAAAAATATTCTTCCATCAATATACCAACGTCTAAAATAGTCTTGAGCTCTTGATCTAAAATCTAAGAGCTCGACTATATTCTCAAATTCTTTGTGAATTTGTTTCTTGACAGCTGGACTCATTTCCAATCTATCAAGATTTAATTTTACGGGTTCTTCATCCTCGAGATTAGATATACTATCGTTACAGATATCCTCAATGGCTGAATCTACATCAGCGTGCATTGATATATCTCTATATCTTTTAATTAACTCTGCTTCGGACGATGCTACGCCTTCTAAATCTAAGTAGGTGCCGTAATAGCCACCTGCTCTAATACTTTCGACGGACCCATCGTCGGTTGGAGCCACAAACGATTTTTCCGTCTGTGGCTTCTCGGTCCGAGTTATGTTAAACCCAAAAATCTGCATAATTTATTACCTGCCTACTTAGTTAACGACTGTGTAAGCTTGATATTGAAATGTTACTGTAAACTCTTCAATGATATCGTTCTGAGCATATTGTAGTCCAATTTCAGACATCTGAATTGGAAACGCACCTTGTAACTGATATCTACCGCCTGGCAATACCTCGTCATTTCTGTCAAGATGTTCTACTTCTACATTAACTTGATAATCGCTAGGATTTAAAATACCTTCGTTATCTAGTTTTCCGTTCATGCCTTCCATCCAAGCTTCGAAAGGTCTTCTAAGTGAAAATCCAGTGTCATTAACTACTGTGATTGTCCACGGATCGAAGATTCTTTCTCCTGCTAACTTAACTTCCCTACCCCTATATTGTATAATGGCTGGGTTTACTGTTGAAGCTGGAAGTGCTGCTCCTGATACCAAAAGCGAATATGATGGGTCCACGTTACCAACGTAAGAAGGGAAAGCTAATTTTACCTTAAACTGATTGGGACGTGCTCCACCTGCGCCGAGTCTACCTTTAAATTGATCTATGTCCATTTGTTTCTCCTCAAATATTTATAAAGGTTAGCCACCAACTTCTTCAAAGCTTACGCCTGTTCTGGTTGCTATAAAGTTTAATTGAACAAAGTTAATAGACTTAGTTGGTTTTAAGAAAATGTCAGCTACAAAACTATTAGAATCAATTACTTGATCTGTGTTGTTGCTTTCATTACAAACCACTTTAAAGTCATATAAGCCTCTGCGCCCTTTTACATCTCTTAAGAAAGGTTCTATAATAGATGTAAATTGTGCTCTTGTGAACTCATCATTGAATTCAAACATTGAAAACTTAGCTGCTGTAGCAATCGCTTTTTCTAATACAATAAACAATCTTCTGACATTAATTCTGTCAAATGCTGAAGGTTTTTGTAACATAGTTTTATCACCAAATAATACAATACCTGCTCCTGGGAATCCTACTACTGGATTAACACCTGCTTGGTATAAAGTATCTCTTTCAGACTTCTTAGGGCTAAACGCTAATTTAATAGCATTTTTAATTTGGCCTCTATTGTAGCCTGCTGGTGAGAACCATGCATCTGCGGTTAAGTCTGTGTTTACACAAAGACCTGCTATGTCGCCGTTCAATGGAATCCATCTGAATACATCGTTATATCTATCATACATATATTTCCATCCTGAATCAAATACTGAATAAGATGTTGTTGTATATGTATTTCTGTCTGTTACTACGTCTGCTGCCTCTGAGCCAGCGTTATTAACAACGGCTGATTTTTGTGGTGAAATGAATACTAGACAGTCTTTTCTAACTGTTGCTACGTTATCTTGAATCCATTTACCAACGGTTTGTGAGTGTCCTGATGCCATTAATAATGATACATCAACTAACTCGTCGTTAGCAAATAAAGCATATCCGTTTTGTTTGTCACCGTCAGCAGGAGCTGCATCTGCACCGTTTGCTAATGAAACAGTAGATTCGCTCGATGTATGAGCAGAAGTAAATGTTGTGCTCTGTTTTTGACCCCATGTTGAGTCTGATGCTGGGTGGTCTGTCCACCAAATATACTCGGATTGTGTGTTGATTACGTTTTTGTAATAATTCGAAGCGCCAACGCTATCAACAGCGTCAGATGCTTTTGAAACACCTTCGAATTTTTCTAGTATTGTTCCAGCAGTTCCTGTGAAATCCCCATCTTCGTCAATGACGATAATGTGAAGTTCATCTACAGAACCACCTTGTGCGGATGCTGATGTTGTTACACTTGGTGCATATCCAAAGTTATCTTTGTATGCCCATGTGGCGTAGTCTGAGCTATCTGCGAAAGATACTTTAAGTGAATTACCTAAAGTTCCTGCCCATTTAGCTGCCCACATACCATTAGAACCGCTTCCATCTGAATGATTATTGTCATAATCATCATCGTTTGTTATTAATACACCTGCAGTTGCACCAGCGTTTAGTGCGGAGCTTTGATCTACTACTCTTACTACCTGTAGAGCAGAACCATATGCCAAGAATGAAGCTGCTGTCATAAAGTCTACAGCAGTATCATTGTCGGGGACTCCAAATACTTTTTTGAGATTATTCTCTGAATCTATTTCTCGGATCTCGCCTACAGGGCCCCATTTGAAGTAACCTGCGATGCCGCCTCTAGTAGAAGCAACTGCAGGAACTACGGTAGTCAGGTCCTTTTCAGTAACGAGAACTCCTGGTGATAGCTGAAAAGCCATATTTATCTCCTCGGTTTATTAAAATGAATGACACAAGTTATGTTTCATTCTGTTATTTATAAAAATAAAAATTTATGTTTTTAATAGGTAGACAGATCGCGCATTTTTCGCGTTATATCCTTCCTATTTTTGTCATATTCATCGTCTAATATCCAATAATCACCATCTGCAACCCACGTTTCAGTGGTATCATTAGAACGCCTATGTAAAAAGGGCGTTAATGTATTATTTATACTTTCTGCTTTCTTGTTATATAACTGCTCTCTTGTTGCAACATCTGTTAGTTCCTTAAAGAAAGCTTGTGTTGAAAGCCAGCCAAACAATACATTACACATCATCAAGTCATCGTGATATCCTTCATCAGCTTGATATGTGTTACCTTTTTCTGTAAACGTCGACATCTCTTGTATTGTGTCTGCGTCAAAACATAATAATTTCTGTTCTTCTATCAATGATTTAAAGTTAAAACAGCCTTGCTTTTTAACTGCTCTCGAAGTATTAACACCTAGTCTTGTGCTTCTGCCGAAACCCGGTGAAATATACTGTCGTTGTTTTTCTGTAACTGTGCTAAATATGTTGTCGTATTCTATTTCTTCGTGTAATATGTCTACTACTTGTTGTCCTAAATCGTTTGTTTCTAATAATAAGAATGCTGTGTTGTAATCGTTTCCTACTTTTGATATTACATTAGGAAATAATAGTGGTGGCATTTTGTTATGTCTATACTTAGCTACTATTTTGTAAGGCATTTCTGTTATATCATATACAATAAATGCGCTATAGTCTCCACCTATACCCCTTGATGTGTCTATTGTTATAGCATAGTAATTATCTTCTTTAGGATTTTCGTATATATCTAAGCCATCATTACTGTATATAGGGTCTACACTAGACATCATACCTATTGTTTTAGCACTAATTAATGTATTAGATGAACCTAAGAATTCACATAAAACCTCTTGGTTATATTTTAATTCTCCAAGTAAGTCTAATTGTGATTGTGCCCACTTTTCATCTCTTCCTGGAATTTCTGAATAATGAATAAAGTGATTTACAAATCCATTAACTCCTTTTTCAGACTCATTCCAAAACTTCCAAAAGTGATTATATCCTAGTGGCGTAGATGTAAGTAGAATTTTTGTAGTTTCACCAGCAGAAATTGTCGGATATACTGATGCGAAAAATTCATCTGCTACATTGTTTGGAATAATAGCAGCCTCATCAATATATAGCCAGTTTACAGATTTACCCCTAATGGCAGATGTTGTAGTAGCAGAAGAAAATACCTTACTATTATTTTCTAATTCTACGTCACCTTTGTTCCAAGTTTTAACTCCTTGTTGCATCCATATAGGTAAGTTTTCATACATTGTCTGATAACGTGCTAAAACTTCTCTAGCTGCTGAGGATTTGTTAGCCATAATAGCTACTGTTTTATCACTATTAAATATACTATACCACAAAATACAGGCAGCAGCTGTAACTGTTTTACCTTGCTGTCTACCTTCCATGAGAATAACTTTACGATTATTTAATATAATATCTACTTTTTCTCTTTGACAATCGTATAGTTTAAATTGTTGTAAACCTGAGTCTAGTGTAACAATCCAACAATAATGTTCTATAAAATATATAGGATCTTCAGAACATTTAACATATTCTTTTAATTGTTTTTTAGTAAAATCATGTTGGTAACCTAAAGGTTTTAGGTTAGGATTGCCGTGGTAGGATACCTTTATGTTCTCATCTTTGTTCATACTATATTATTTATTAGTTAATTTTTTTCGGATCTACGTCTTTACCCTTAATTGCATTGAGTAAATCTTTTGTAGAACCAACAAATAAATTGTTATTAGTTACTGCTGCTTTCTTATCAGTTTCACCTTTAACTCTTTTTTGTTTTTCTCGTATTTCAATTTGATCTTTAGCACCGTCTTGTAATGTTTTAATTAATGTTGCTGCCACTTCATATGCACGAGGTTGGTCGCTATTTTTAGCAATGTTGAGGATGCCTTGTATAGCATCCTCAGCGTAAACGTTAGCACGTTTTAAAATGTTTCTTGCTTCCTGAAAGTCTTTGTCTGCTTCTATTTCAGGTGGCAAGTCAGGTAAATTTTTCTCTTTTTTAACTACTTCAAATGTTTTATCTAAAGCTGTTGTAGGAGATGTTTTAAACTTTTTGTCTAGTTCGTCGAATGGATTCTTTGGCATTAGTCTGTATCTCCCTCAAAATATTCTATAATATCATCTATAAATTCATATGTATCAGCTGGGCCAAGTGTTGTGTCTGCTAAATCCGTAGTAGGATTTTTAGGCCTTATTAGTTGTTTTACTCTAATGTCTGTCATATCTGCTTCTGTATATAGCTGCGTAATAACTGTTTTAATCATCTCAGATTTACTTACGTCACCGAAGAAGTTTATTCTCATTGTAAAATTAAGAGTCCATATTAAACTTTGTCTTGCGCTATACTCTCCATCGTATTCATCGTCATATTGAATACTATCTAATGTTATTTTAAGATCTCTTTTGACTCCTAACTCAGGTAATTCATTAATTGTAACATTAAAGTCTGGGTTAAAGTGAGGCAATATCTGTTCTACAATTTGTAATCCATCTTCTTGATGTTTACAAAATATATATAAACTTAAGCTCATATTATATGGAGTAGAAACAAAAGCAGATCTTGCTTTGTTTACATCGTCGCCTACACCAATAGCTTTATTCCTTTGTATTTGTGATACCTTTCTGCTAGGGTCATATAAAAATTGTTGTATTTCAAATCCCATTCTAGGAAGTGTGATTGCTACTTCCCCTCTTGTAGTTGCATCTGGGATTTGTCTTATTCTTGATAAGAACTTTTGTTTAGTTGAATATGCTAATGGAACTTGTAAACTTTGAACTATATCTCCGCTAGAATTTTTTCTATCTATTTGTATGTTAGCAAACAAAGTTCCGAAAGCTATAATAGCCTTCTTAATGTGTTGATGATAAAATGATTGATTCTTAAACATTATATAACCTCACCGAATGGGTTTTTCTCGCTAAAGTCTAATATGTCTTCAGCTAATGTTATGAATTCACTTTCATCTGTGTTCTGTAATGTTTTAACACCGAAGGATTCTAATATCAACATGCTACTATCTTCTTGTAACATATCTCCGCCGTCTTCTAGTTGTAACTTAAAGTTCAACATATCTACTGAGAAGTCGTCTTCGATGCCATCTAGTTCCGTAATACCAGTATTCAATACTTCTGAGCTGTAGTCTATTAGCTCACATTGTAAACGGAACAAATAAATTTTTCCTAATTGATAAAAAGGATTTTGAAAGTCCACATATTTAATCTCGAATAAGGACTTTGTTTTTGCGAAATATAGCAAGTCACCTTCAGCAGGCCTATCTTCTAATGTAGGTGCATATGGTGCTGTAATTGCATGATGTTCCCATCGTCTTTTGGGAAGTAAAAATGTAGCAGTATCTCTAACTTCAATACCAAACTTTGTAAATAAATCTCCTTCGCCTTCAAAGCCCTCAGGATTTTCTAAATACATTTCTAATGGATATGCCTGTGTGAATTGTGAGAGTGTGTCCTCATCAAATAGGCTGTCTTCTGCTACTAATGTTCTGGGTAAGTAATATATGTCGTTGCCATATATTTTTACTGATTCTATAATCAAATCCTCTATAAGACGCTGTTCAGAGGTTGTCCCCTGCATGTCTCCTGATTGAAAATAGAAATTGGTAGGCACGTTATCCTACCTTAAAGCTAGGTGGTAGTTCGTATCTGCTCTGCATTTCTCGTTCGATAGTATCTATTTCTTGAATTGCTTCTCCGAATATGTTATCGCCGTTAAGAACAACACCGCCTGGTAACTGGATTCCTCCGAATTTTTTTAAGTTCTCGCCCCATTGTCTTTTTATCAATGCTGTGGCGTATTTCTTTAAAAACATATCATCATATACTTCACTATAATCACTAGGATCTAAAATAGCATACGCTTCTGCTACAATATAATCGCCCGGATTAAAAGTAATATCCCAGTCAGTATCTATATAAAGTCTGTTAGTTTTTCTGTTCCATCTAATCTGTCTTTCACTTACTAAAAGTTTTTCTAATGTTTGTAAATGTGTTTGCACGACTGAATAATACATCATGTCTGCACCTAACAAATTATATAAATCGTTTTGTCTAAATTGATACATAATATCGAACAAGTTTCCGTCTCTTGTGTTTGCAGTTGCTGCCCCACCAAAGTTAAAAACTCTTGTAATGCCTAATATGCCGTTGCCTATTGGCACCCATGTGTTCTCAATATCACCTGCAACATAAAAGTCTGTTGCTGCTAATGATGCTGTAACACCTGATTCTGAACCTGTAATAGTTTCTCCTGCTTGAAATGTGCCTTTAATTTTTTCTACTGTAAAAACACTTGCAGAAGTTATTTCGAATATTTTTGTTGTTGCTCCACTTGTAGAGCCTGTTAATGTTTCTCCCTTTTGGAAGTTCTCAGCGTTAACACCGCTGATTGTAAGAGTAGAACCTGTTATTTGATGTTGAACGTATGTTCGTTCGACACCATCAAAGTGATACTCTTGCCAAAATTGCAAGGCATCATCAATTCGATCTGAAATTTGATCTTCGTCAACATTGATTTCGATAACCGGGAAGCCCAGTCTTCGTAAACAATAGTCTGTTAATTCAGTTCTAGTTGATAATGCCATGCTTCATAATTTCCTATTAATTGAGTAATGTGCCACTAGCGTTGTAAATGTTAACTCTATAATATGAACCCGATTGTCCATCTAATGTGTCAGCATCTAATCCGCTACCTGCGCCGTCTACTGTAAGTAGGGCGTTTAGTAATTCTGTTGCACTTGAATAAGTTTCTGAGAAACTTATTGCACCCGTTGATGAGTTATAAGATAAGTCACCAGCTACACTAATAGCTGCTCTAGAACGAGCATCTGTGTAATATAAATTGCTGGATCCTTCACTTACGTCGTCAGTATCTTTACTGCTAAGATCTAAGTTTGCTCCTGTTTGAAGGTTAACTCTTGCATCTGCTCTAGCGTCTGTGTAATATAGGTTGCTTGAACCTTCAGTCAGACTGTCTGTATCTTGATTTGAAAGACTTGAAACTGTTCCAGTTACGTTACCTGTTACATTACCTGTAACTGTTCCTGTTAAGTTTGCCTCGACTGTGCCTGCGACTAATGTTTCTGAGCCTAAGCTCCATTTGTCTTCAGACTCATCCCAGAAGAATGATTTGTTAGCCGAAGTTCCTCTTTCTATTTCGATACCTGCGTCTTCAGTAGGTGTTCCTGTTACGTTATTGTTTAGAACAATAATGTTGTCATCTACTGTCAATGTTTCTGTGTTTACTGATGTTGTAGCTCCGTTAACTGTTAAGTCTCCGTCTACTACTAAATCATTGAACGTTACATTACTGTTGGTGGCAACTGCCTGCCCGATACTAATTTCACCTGAAGATAATGTTACACCTGTTCCTGCTGAAATATGTGCTCTTACTTCTGTAGCGCTAGGGCCTGTGTAAGTAATAACACCAGTTGAACTGTTGTAACCTAAAGAACCATCTCCACCTGCATCTGTTACGGATAATAAACCTCTAACTTCTGTGTCTGTTCTTTCTGTGAAGGACATAACACCTGTAGAGTTATCGTAACTTAAATCACCTGTTGCTGAAATAGCAGCCTGTGCTCTAGCTGATGTAAAATATTGGTTCCCTGAACCTTCTGTTAAATCGTCTGTATCGAAAGCGGACATATTAACCGCTACGTCATCTGCATTAACTGTTATACCTGTTCCTGCTCCAATGTTTAAAGTAACTGCGCCTGAAGCACCGCCACCTGTTAAACCGGAACCTGCTGAAACAGATTCTATATCTCCAGCGTCATTAGTAAAACTAATAACACCAGTTGAAGAGTCGTAACTTAAATCTCCGGATACACTAATTGAGCCTCTTGCTCTAGCGTTTGTGAAATACAGATTAGTTGAGCCCTCAGTAAGGTCATCTGTGTCGGACGAGCTGGTTAACGCATCAGCATTTTTAACTAATTTGTAACCACCTTGGGTAGATCCGTCGTGAATCCTAAGGACGTTGTTTTCTGTATCGAAAGATAACTCACCAGCAGCACCTGTAAATGCATCATTTTGTGACTCTGTTCCTCGCCTAAATTGTAATTGAGTTGGCATAGTTTTCTCCTAAATATGCGGACTTAAAAAGTCCCTCCATCTATAGTTGAGCCGTCTGCTAATGTGTCCGCCTCAATATCACCTGAAATATTACTACTAGGTATATTTCCTGAAATATTTGAGCCAGAAGCCAACATAAGTTCATAACCTCCTTGGGTTGAGCCATCATGCACACGTAGCGCATAATTGGTTGTGTTTACAGATAATTCCCCATCTAAACCAGTGAACGCATTGTTCTCTGTAGCAGTTCCTCGTCTGAATTGAACCTGAGTTGTCATTAATTGCTCCTAAGTTAAATTAAGTTATCCCTCCAAGATCTTCTGTTGTCAATATACCAGGAGGAGCTGTTCTGCAATCATATGCTCTTTCTGTTGGAATACCAAAAGCATCTGTTGTTGTTGCTGTTAAGTTTCCATAATCTCCTGTAGGGAATACTAAGTTAGCATCTCCCACAGAATAGTTAGCAAGTGTTACGATTGCTCCACTAGAGTCTTTAGTAAAGAGTTTTTGGTCAGCCGTGTTAAACGCTACTTCGCCTTCCGCTAAATCACTTGTAGACGGAACGCTTCCTGTTGTCCCCGACCTCTTTAGCTTTATTATCGCCATGTGTTTCTCCTACTTCTTCGTCTTTCATTTCCGAATTCTGAAAATCGCTTTGGGGCTTTTTCATTTCATCTTCTTGAACACGAAGTTCTCTAACTTTTTCTATTAATAAGTCTCTTTCTTTTTTCACAGAGTTTAACTGTGCTTTAAGAACTAGACTCTCCTGTGTGACTTCATTCAATTTTGAAGTTAATACGTTAATGTATTCATCAACAATCTGATTGTTTTCTTTTTGTTGTTCCATTTTATAATTTCACCGTTTGTTTTAAGTTAATTCTTTCTAAATTAATTAGAAAGACCCACCATCAATAGTGTTTGTCCAATCAGGAGTTCCTGAATTTGAATACAAGAAGTATCCATCAGTTCCAGCTGCTGTTGCTTGTAAAGCTCCTGTGCCGTTACCGTAAACAATACCATTTGATGTGATTGAAGTGTTGCCTGTTCCACCGTCGCCTACTGCGATAGCTGCTGACAACCCAGAAACTGTTCCACCAGTAACATTACCTTCTAAGTTAGCCACTAAATCAGCTACTGCATAACCAGTTGCTCCTGTGTCTACTGTTGTTGTAGGTGCTGTTTGTGAATCTTTAAACAGTTTCCATTTACCGTCGCCTGCGTCTCTAAAGAAACCAGAGTATAAGTCCTGTGAGCCTGATGTATCATACAGACCAAAGATACCAATATCAACTGCGTCAGTTGAGCTGTTACCTGTCGCTAATGCGATCAAAGGATCTTCAACGGATAGTGTTTGTGTATTAACAGTTGTAGATGTTCCACTAACTGTTAGGTTACCTGAAATTGTTAAGTCATTTCCGATAGTTACGTCATTCGGTAAACCGATTGTGATTTCATTACCTGAAACAGATGTCTCAATTTCGTTTGTTGTTCCTGAGAACGTTAAAGTCTCTCCACCAGCGACTGTGTCGTTAGTGCCAGAGTCTGCTGCTATATCAAAAGATGTAGCGATGGCAGCTGTTGTTGCAGCTGTTATACGTCCTTTAGCGTCTACTGTTAAAACTGGAACTGCTGTTGTTGAACCGTAAGAACCAGATGAAACACCTGAGTCTGAAAGGTCTAAAGTAACTGCTGCAGTTTCTGAGCCTGAGCCTGAAACTGTAATGTTACCACTACCTGCGTCAGCAATAGTAGCAACATAGTTACCTGTTGTGTCTGTTCCCAACGCAATGTTGTTAGAACCAACAGTAGCTGTTAAGGTTACGTCTGCAGAACCATCTAAACTAACAGAACCTGAAAGGTCACCTGCTAATGTGATTGTTCTTGCTGTTGCCCAAGCACTTGCTGTATCAGCATTACCTGTAACGTCACCTGTAACATCACCAGTTAAATCAGCTGTTATTGTGCCAGCACTAAAGTTTCCACTACCGTCTCTTTTAACGATTGCAGAAGCTGTGTTAGCATTTGTAGCCGCATCAACTAAGTCTGTATAGTATTTACCACCAATCTTATGTATAACCTGGTTTGAAGAAGAGTCTTCAGATTCGATATATAATATCGCAGCAGCGCCGTCATTTGACTTATCCTTTGCATACGCTAACTCACCTGATACTAGATCAGATGTGCCTGGAGCAGTCGAGCCGTCGCTTCTTTTAATTTGAATAACTGTTGACATTTGTGTCTCCTAAATTGTTATATTAAGTTAATAATTGTGTAAATAACCATAACAAAAAAGCATTTAAGCTTATAATCTAAAATGTTCCGCCGTCAATTGCAGTAACGTTTGCACTAACATCTCCGATTGCTTGAGCAATCCATTTGCCAGTGTCTTCGTCCCATACCAAAGTGTAACCGTCTTCTAAATTCGCAGAATTAACATCGCTTAAATTAGTTAAGCCTGTTTGTGTTGTGACTCTAGATGCTGTTGTAGTTGATACAGATGTTCCAGATGAACCTGGAACTTTTGCTACTACTTTTGCTTGTCCTGTGCCTACATTGACTTTGACTGCCATTATCTGGTTACCTCGGGCGTTACCGTTACTATTCCTTCTAAAACTCTAAGAGTTTCAGAACTGTCCGCAATTTCAATGTCATAAACATATCTACCTTGTTTTAATGCACTTGTTTGAGTAGCACTTAAAGAAATGGTAATAGTTCCTGTATCATTGACTTTTTGCGTCGTAAAATCTGTATAAGTATTAGTATGGTAGGATCTTCTTAATTGGGAAGTTACAGTATAAGAAGTTAAGTCCTTGGCAGTCCCATCATCGTTAGTCAAAGTTAAGTCTAACGAATAAGTGGTTCCTTGATCTATAACTATATTCTGTATTGTTGCCATATGATGAATCTACCCTAATGTCATATAATGTTATTTATAAGGATTATATATTGAACCAAACAATTTTAACATTAAAATATGGAAATAAATTTGACGCAGAACACGTCAATGATATTTATAATCAATGCGGGGAAAACCGTAGATTTGTCTGTGTCACGGACAATAAAAAGGGCTTAAATCCTAATATTGAAGTAATTCCTATAACCTGGGAACCTGAGGGACATTGGGAAAAAGTAAAATTATTTAAAATAAATAACTTAGGACGTATATTATACTTAGATTTAGACGTTGTAATACAAAAACCTATAGATAATTTGTTTAAAATGCTTGACAAAAACCCAATGATATGTTATACTTATTGGAAACATCCTGAGCATTACAAACAAGTTTCTAAAAATTGGAGTGAAAATTACATTAGCAATCATAATTCTAGTGTAATGATGTGGGAAGATGCTACACATATATACGAACACTTTGTAAATAATAAAGATTACTTCATGGTTAAATATGCTGGTGATGATAGGTTTCTATGGCACGAAGGATTTAAGTTTGATTATTTCCCAAAAGAATACATATATTCGTTTGCTTATGGTGCCGATTTTGAGATAGGTGATTACGGAACATTAGGAGGCTATCCTAAAATAAGAGAAGAATTTAATATCTGTTTATTAAACGGTTCAATTAATTTTAATGAGGATTTAAAAGTATTATATGATAAACTTCGTATGCATAAAGTGGGGTAACAAATACTCTGCGGATTATGTAAATAATCTATATAATATGGTTAGTAGACATTATACTAAACCATTTACTTTTACCTGTTTTACAGATGAGCATGAGGGTGTAGGTTGTGATACTATGCCCATTCCAGATATAAAACCTTTACATCCTAAGTATTGGTTTGGAAAAGAAAATTATTGTTGGGATAGAGCAAAATTTTTAATGTTCAATTCTCACAAATGGCTAGGATATGAAGGTGGCTGGTGTTATTTAGATTTAGATGTAATTATACATGGCAAAATAAATGATTTAAACGAACTAGCAAAAAAGCCAAGAATAATTTATTCTCATTGGCAACCACAAAAATTAAAACACGACAGACTTTGGATAGACATTAGAGGAACATTTTATAACTCTAGTGTAATGTGTTGGCAAGGAAAACAGGCAGAACACATTTATTATGATGCGTTAGAAAACTCTGACGCTATATTCAAAACATTTTTTAAAGGAACAGACAATTATCACTATTGGAGACAGCGAGACTTCTGGAGGGATATACCTAAAGAATGGGTGTATTCATACAATAGAGGTGCTAGAAGAAGTGATTTAGAGATACATAAATATAGAGAAGACTATAAAATTTGTTTATTTAATACAGACCTTACACCAGGGCCTAATAAACATAAACAAATTGACATAGGTGATTTAAAGGATGAAAAATTATTGAGACATTGGCATGGACCTAACTATAATCGTTAACTACTTAGATAATAAGTATAGTCAAACGCACATCAATAACTTTTATACACAATGCAAAAACAGCATTGTAGATCCTTTTGACTTTGTTGTCTTTACTACACCTGACGAATTAGAACACATAAAAGAAACAAAAAAGATAGATGGCTTTATACAAGGCATACATTTTCACGTTCCTAAATATGGCAGAGAATGGTTAGAAATAGATTTAATAAAACATACAAAACCAAACGGTATTAGTTTATTTGTAACTCCTAATATTATTTTAAATAATCCTAGTAAAATTGTAAATTATAAAACAACAGGATTAGATAAAGTAAAACTTGCTGATGAAAACTTAGCATACTTTGTATATAGAAATAATGTTGTAGAAAACATTATTAAAAAGTGGGACAATGAGGAAGATGATATAACATTTATGAACGGTGAGTTTAGTCAAGCATTCCAAGTAAATGAATTAGAAAACTTTCCTTTCCTAAAAGATTACACAAAAGAATATCCCACAGAATTAGAGGCTCCTATTATAACGATACCTTATTGGTATGTGCATAAAGATGAGAATTATATAAAGAACTGTTATAATAGAGCCGTTGACTTATACTCTTATTTGCCTAATCAAATAGAGATGGAAATCACAGGATATAGTTTAGAAGAAATTAAAAAGATATTTAATCAAGAACTATTACAAAGAGCAAGAATAACTAAAATACAATTATCAAATGATGTTGAGGACCCAGCATCTAATGAGGAATTACATGATATATGCCATTACTTAATAGAGGAAGGTGGCATTAGTGTAGACATTACAACAGACTTGCTAACAGAAGATGCTCACTTTTGGGGAGTATTAGGCATATTGTTTAGAACAATGGGTAACTTTACTGTAATTATGAATGAGCATACAGGGCCTAAATACGAAAAACAATTACAAAATGCTAAGGCACTATTACAATCAGGAGCAAGAGTGTTTTGGCAATACACAAGAACAACACAAACGAATGAGGATATACAATCTGCTAAACAATTAAGTATTAAACATAACTTTACAGGATTTAATTTTATTGAAGCTAAGGTTGAAGAAGTAGACATTATCGAAACAAAAACAATAGAAAAAGAGCCAGTTCCAGATTATAAACTCATTGAACTAGAAACTATTAAAGCAGTCGAAAAAGACGCAGAATATAGAGAGATTAAGGTCAAATTCGACAGAAAAGTGCTGTGCAAGGCCAAAATAGACAACGAATGTTATATAGACAAAACAGGAAACGTTTTCCCATGTGTATATACTGCTAAGAATATATTAGAAGCTAAAATAAATCCATACGAAGATACGGATATATTATATGATTGGGAAGATAATAATTGTAAAATAAATAAACTAGAAGACATTTTAACAAACAAATTTTTTAAAGGATATTTCAATAATAAATTAAAACTAGATCCTGCAAGTGTTTGTAATAAGAAATGCGGAGGCTGTAATGAGAGTTAATTATGTATGCGCTAAGTGGGGAACACGATATGGTCCTCATTTTGTAAATCGCCTAAAAAGAATGGCATTCCATAATACACAAGAACAACATGAGGTTCATTTTTATTGTTATACAGATGACGCCGAAGGATTAGATGACGACATTAAAGTTATTGACTTCCCAGATATTCCTAACATACATCCTAAATATTGGTTTGAGACAGAGGACTTTAAATATGGCATGGCACGTTGTTGGGATAGGCCAAAAACATTTGTATTTAATACACATAATTTTGCTGAGGATAAACCTACAGGAAGATTTGTATTCTTTGACTTAGATGTTATTATACAACAAGACTTAGAACCTTTACTAACATATGACATGGAAAGGCCAACTAAATTAAAAAGTTGGTGGCAGGACCCACGTCCTATGAAAACAAGAAGATTTAAATTATCCCACGGTGCATATACAAATGGGAGTTGTCAAATATGGAGCGACGACCAAGCAGAATGTATATGGCAAGATGTATTAGAAAACCAAGAGAAAATATGGTTTACATATACAGATGGCACAGACAATTATCACTCTTGGAGATGGGGTGATTTCGGAGAGAAAAAACTTTGGAATCATTTTCCTTCAGAGTTTGCCTACTCATTTAATAGAGGAAGAGATTGGGATAGCGGTGATTTAGAAGTAGGCATATATCGCCCAGGTTGTATTCTATGTGTATTCAACGTAGACTTATTACCTTTTGAAGATAACTCTAGAGGACATACTAAACAACACGATTTAGTAGATCCTAAACTATTAGCACATTGGACAGTATGATAAACATTTATACAGTAAAGTGGGGCAACAAATATTCTGCACATCACGTGCAAGCAATATATGATTCTTGTAAAAAGTTTTGCTCTACTGAATTTAAATTTTATTGCCTTACAGAAAACCCACAAGGTTTAAGTGAGGATATAAATGTTATACCTCTACCACACGGAAATAAAATGGAAAAGTGGTGGAACAAAATGTATCTGTTTGATGAGAATGTAGTAAGACAAAAAGGAGAAAAATTATTTTTCGACTTAGATGTTATTATACAAAAAGACATTCAAGAGATTGTAGACTATGAGGCCGAAGACTGTTTAGTTTTTATTAAAACACATTGGCACGATATGGAAAAACAATACAAAGAAACAAGGCACATTCCACATAAATTTACAGACTTAAATAGTTCTGTTTTGCGTTGGAATGATAATTTAAACACCGAAGATATTAGTATCTATTTTCAAACACATATAGATAAAATACTTTGGTATTATAGGGGAATAGATAACTTCTTTCATCACCGAGGTGTTGCGAGAATAAAATATTTTCCTATTGGGTGGGCATATAGTTTTAACCAAGGTTACATATATCCTCACGATATAGAAAAACAAGTATATCGAAAAATTCCTTTCGTATGCTTATTTGATTCAATGGGAAGAAAAGAAGATGTTAAATTTTAATTTTTTAAATAACCTCAAACATTGGGGCGACGGACTTGCTAAAGTTGAGCATGAGATGAAACACAAGCACGATGACTTTAGACAAGCACTTAATCCAAACACAATGGAAGCTGGGATATGGATGGTTGAAGAACTTAAAAAAGTTTTAGACGAACATTATCTTAAAGATAGTGAGTTCAATATTCTTGTATTAAACAGTTGGTTAGGTGTTCCACTTGTCCCACTACTTTGTGAGAATTTAAGTGTTGGGCAATTACATTTAGTTGATATCGACAATGAAGCATTAGAATTATCTAAGGTATTTAATAAACATTATATTTCGGAAGAGTATATTAAAATTAATCATTGGAACTTAGACATTCCTTTTGCATTTGACCAGCTAAATCAATTAAATGTTGATGTAGTTATTTCATTAGGTTGCGAGCAGATGTATCCATTAGATGAATTGAAAACTGCTAACAAACATGCTATTTTTGCTATACAAAATTCTAATGTTATAGAAGAAATGTATGGTATTAATTGTGTAGATAGTGAAGATGCATTAATTAAAAATGCTGGGTTAAAAGATACTTACTATACAGGTAAGACAGTTCAATATTATTACAGTTGGGACGGCAAAAAGTTTTACGATAGATTTATGGCGATTGGCAAAAAGTAATTATAAATATTTTTATGTCTAACGTAATCGAAATCACAGATAATGCGATACAGAAACTTCTTGAGAAACAAGAAAAAGACGGCTTTAAAAACATCCGACTCGGAATTACAGGCGGAGGTTGCGCTGGCTTTGAATACGTTTTCGACTCTATTAATGATAACGGCGATATGTCTGATGATATATTTGTTGATTATGGTAGGTTCGGCGTAGTAATAGATAAAATATCTATACCTTACATAGTGGGAATGACATTAGATTGGCAAACAGAAGGTCTAAATGAATTTTTTAAATTTGTAAACCCTAAGGAA